ACAAAATTTACTCTTGGCTGATGAACTATCACCTGACGGGATGCGACTCTGGAAGGATGGTAAAAGTTTTGACAAAGATTTATTCCGTAAGGAAGAGGGTGATATAGTAGAGCAATATAAATATATTTTACAGGAACTAAAAAAGTTATAAGTGGCATTCTATTATCCCGAAGGTTATTTTGGTCCTATTTGTGATGCCCTAATCTCTGATGAAGACATTGCAGGTAGGTCTCGTCGTGCAATTATTAAAGAAGAAATTGGTGATCCAGTCAAACCTGTGTTGGTTCCTGGTACTTGGTGGCATGATGAACCTTTCCGAGTATTTCCCACTCCACCAACTTTCTGGACAGGTATGGAATGTAAGGAAGGGACTCTTCCTGATGGCACAAAATATTTTTATGATTGTGTGCATGGTTTTACTGGGGACGTACCATTAAAAGATCCTTGGAACATGAAGGATATTGGTCTGACTGAAACATTCTTTCAACCAACTGTAACTCCTGATTCATGTTCACCTTTTGATTCTGATATAAACATTAGACCTATTGTTTTTTATGATGCTAATGGTAATCAGGTAACTAAAAATAAGAGAGCATTATCATTACCAGTAACTTATGATGTTACATCTGAAACTAATGAGATAGAAGAAAGTTCTGGTACATTAACAGCAGACTTTGCATCAGATGGTAACAGTCTTACAGTTGGTGGTACAGGTACTGGAAATATATTATTTAAATTTGATTGGAATGATAATCCTAATACTGCTGGTGTTGCAGTAGATAAGATTGTAATTAATGGTAAAGGATTTACTCAAGGAAATAATACGTGGTGGACTAACCCTGCTGGAGTTGCTTGGCGTGTGTTTAGTAACACTGGTAATAATACTGTAGCTACTTCTCTTCAATGTACTGCTGCTGGAAATACTGGTCAGTCTGGAACAAGTAATTGGGTAAGGACAGGACCACATGGTCATCCTCAAAGTGCATGGGATACCTTTATGGATACCTATTGCATCTACACATATAAACCTGATAATGATATTGTTGATCAGTATATTGGTACAGCACAGACTGCGACAACACAGATTACTATTGCACAAGCAACAGATTGTTCAATAGAATTAAGATCTGATAATACTTCTAGTATTACATGGACAGATCCTAATGGTACTGTACTTGTTAATAAGGATGTACAATACAATACTGGTAATACAATTCCAGGTATGGGACAAGAGGTTATTAATCTAGGAACACTCGCTGTAGGTGTTCATAATATATCATTCTCTATCACTAATGATTTTAGAAGAGATCAAACAGGTGAACACTTTGATGGATTTGAAGTGGTACCTGGATCATATGGCATTACATATACTAATTTAAACTCTGCTAACAGTCCTATTAGTGTAGTAGATAGTAATCAAAGGTTATGTTTGAAGGATGGTCATAACGATGATTGTAATGCAAACTTTCGTATTCATAATCTTGCTTCTCAAACTACTGTTAATAATGCAGGTTACTGGAGTGAGGAAGCAAATACGTATGGTGTATGGGTAAATCCTATGATCTGTACACTTCCACAGGAAGAACAGACTGTTACATATTTGGTTCCTATTCCTGCTGATGATACCTATGGGTTTACATTTGGATGTGATGATAATGCACAGATATTTTTAAATGACAGTAATACCCCTCTATTAACTGCTGTAGGAGGCATGTTTGCATCGGGAGCAAACTCTACACCATCTACTACAACAACAAGTCTCACAGCAGGTACTTTAAAAGTCGTTGTTAATTGTACAAATTCTGATGCTGGATTCCAAGACTCGAATGGCAAACCGACTGGGTTAGCATTCAGTTGGCAACGAAATCCTGGTGGATGGTATATAAAAATATGTCGTGGTGGAATTTGTAATGCTGCAGCATCAAGTCAATGGGTTAGGTCTGGACCTCATCCAGATTGGTCTACTTTTATGAATTCTTATGCAGTTTATCCATCTAATACTGATGTGTTATCTGGTACTACTCATACTAATAACTGGACTGTTCCTATATTATCTGCAGGAAATTATAATCTTGAGGTACAAGCAGATAATTATGGGTCATTTACTTGGGATGGAACTTCTTTAGGAACCATAGGACAAAATGTATCACCTTTTAATGGTGCTTTTACTAGTAGTACTAACTATACTATTACTAATGCTAGTGTTGGTAACCATGTTTTAGCTGTTGGTGTATTAAATGGTACAGGTAATCCTGATTGGGCAACTAATCCAGGTGGTGTTGCTTTTCAATTGACCAGTAGTGTAGCAGCAACGTTTGCTGCTAATGGTGATCTAGTTACTACTGGATCTGGATCTTGTACTATGGTTCTTAACTTTGAATGGTCTGATAATCCCAACACATATTCACAAGCATTAGGAACCTATGCTATAAGTGAATTGGGTGTATCATTTACACAGACTAGTGGAGTACAGTCTGGTGCTGAAAGTAAGACTGTTACTGTAGAAGGTGGTAAGACATATACATGTACTATTACTAACAACTCTGGTGGATTTGACAGACAGAATACAAATACAAAGATGTGTTTTAAAGATCTGGATGGTAACGATTGTAACGCTGCCTTAACTTTTGCTCTAGATAATGTTATAATATCTTCGACAGACCTATCTGAAACTGCAAATTATAATCTGATCTGGCATACTAGAATGGCAACAGGTTATGAATACTACACACCATAATGGAACTAACTGATCTTAATGTTAATACCGTACTCAATGAGATACGTCCTTATATCGAAGCTGATGGAGGGTATCTTGAGTATGTTGCTATAGATTACCTTAAAGAAGGACCAGTGGTCATGGTGAGGATGCTAGGTGCCTGTGCTGGATGCTCAATGAGTGCCCAGACATTAACGATGGGCATTGAACGTATGCTTAAAGAAAAGTTCCCAGAAATTAACAAAGTTATATCAGTCTAATGGAATTACCTAAACTTAAAAAAGAAAACCTGTCTAAAGAATTAAGAGAGGTCGTTGGTGATAATGATCTAGAGTTTGATTCTCTAGTAGATCCAACAGATGTATTGGGTCTTGCTGTAAACTTGGAAGAATACCTAGAAGGCAAGGCTAACACAATGAAATCGTTCATTGATTCCAGACAGAAACTACACGAGTATCAGGATAAAGCAAGGAAATCCGAACAGGCTTGACACAAATGTAAAGTTATGTTATTATAAATACCATCATACAAAGGACTCGAAAGAATCGTAACCCTGCGTAGATGCAAACAGTTTCCCATGTCGGGGAGACTATCATCCGTGGGGTTATTTTAATGCCTTGCGAGATACAATAAAAAACAATCATGTCTATCAAATCAACAATCGCTGCAGTAGCAGCATCTCCATTCCTTCTCGCTGGTGCAGCTTTTGCTGGTCCATACGTGAATGTAGAAAGCAATCTCTCTTATCCTGATGGAGATTACTCTGGAGCAACAACTGATCTAGCTATCGGTTATGAAGGTTCAATCAGCGAAACTGCTGACTTCTATGTACAGGGTGGTCCTTCTTTCGTCGCTGTTGACGGAACTGATGGTTCTGAAGCAGAACTATCTGGTAAAGTTGGAGTAAGCGTTGCTGCTACAGAAACTCTTGGAGTTTATGGCGAACTTGCTGGTATTACTGGTGAGAAAGCTGGTGACGATATCGTTGACTGGTCTGCCAAGTTAGGTGCTAAGTTCACATTCTGATTGACACAGTAAGTCAGATAATATATACTGGGTGGGGTTTATCCCCACCCTTTTTATTTTTTAATCTATTATGAATTTTACAGTTTATACACGAGATGGTTGCCCGTATTGCACCCAAGTTAAACAAGTATTACAAGGAAAGGGATATAATTTTGTAGAATATAAACTAGGGGTTGACTTTCAACGAGAAGCATTCTATGGTCAGTTCGGACAGGGATCAACATTCCCTCAAGTTGTTTTAAATAACGAAAACCTTGGTGGATGTACTGAAACTGTTAAATACCTGCGAGAAAAGAATCTTATCTGATGGATGACATTTATGATTTAGTTGAGCATGCCATTGACTATGCATTTGAACGAGAGAAATATTTGTTTAAAATGTATAGGCACTTGACTTATTTGAAAGCAACCCGTAAGCAGGTTAGAGAATTTATTAATTCTAGTACTGCTTCGGAGTTAGCATTAACAATAGCTGACCTTGATGCATACATTGAAGGTGGACGTGATAACGAACACCAACAATTACGTGAAGCATACGGACATCTAGGTAAACCTAGAGCAAGGTTGATAAGAAAGTATTTGTATGCTATACTACATGATGCAAGGCAATACGAAATAGATCGTAAACCAGGGAGAAAGAAACTCTCTAAATAAAAATAGCTATGGAGAGTCACATGGAGATTGCATTAGTTGTATTAATGGTGATCGGTGCCTTTCTTTTAGGACTGGTGATAGCATGGTTAGCAAAAGGATATGTAGAAGACTACATAGAAAATGCTGCTTACGCTAAATCAGTTACCCATCCAGAGATGTTAGATGAGGATGGTAATATAATTCATGATGAATTAATTTACATTAGACCCCAAAACAACTGGACTGAACTTGAATCTGATGATGAGGATTAATTATGCCAACAAAATCGCTTGATAATAGTAGTTCTAGGCTACTATTAAGTGAGATCTTACGTAAGGTCTCCAACGCAAAAACTAAAAAAGAAAAGATTAGTATACTTCAGCAGAATAATACTCCTGCTCTACGTATGCTATTGATTTGGAACTTTGATGATACTGCAATTTCTGTAGTACCAGAAGGTGAAGTACCATACACACCCAATGATGCACCTATAGGTACAGATCATACTCGTTTAGAGCAGGAGTATAAAGGATTCTATCGCTTCATAAAAGGTGGTGATCCTAGACTTAAAGCTCTGAAGAGAGAAACTATGTTTGTTCAATTACTAGAAGGACTATCTGCAGAAGAAGCAGAACTTCTTTGTCTTGTTAAAGATGGTAACTTGAATGATAAGTATAAGCGTATCACTAAAGCAGTAGTATCAGAGGCATTCCCTCAAATAGAATGGGGTGGTCGTTCATGACAATGATTGTTCATGAAGACTGTGACCCAACAGTTGCACAGGATAAGAAACTACCTTACACATCATTTCTTGTAGAGTATATGCGTGAAGGTAGGATTGCTTATGATATAGCAGTGTGTAGTAGTCAGGTTGAACTTTTTGATACTTACTATGATAAGTATAAAAAGGATTTTAAATCTTTTAAACAGACTGAAGGTAGAACTCAACCAAATTTATGGAATGCACCTACTCAACCGATTAAACCAAAGAAGCCAAAGAAAGAATGAGTATCATTAAGTATACTAAAACTGAAGAGAAAGAACCAGAATCTAATGAAGTAAGTGAAGAAGATAAAAAGAAACTAGAACAGGAAGAAAATATTAAGAAAGGTACTGTAGTTATTGGTTTCTTTATCAGTCCTCTTGCTCTTATGTTATTATGGAACTGGTTGATGCCTGGTATATTTGCTCTAGGAACAATTGGATATCTAGAATCTCTAGGTCTCTTTATAATGTCACGTATTTTATTTAAAAATGACAAATCATAATGTATCTTTGGTCTCTGTTACTCCTAATGCAGAGCAAACTATTGGTTATGTGGCGAGAGTCAGCAACCCAAACAATCAAGACAACCCTAAAGTAGCAGGTCTACTTAAGTATTGTATAGATCATGGACACTGGAGTGTCTTTGAGCAAGCATTCATGACGTTAGAGATAGAAACAACTCGTGGTCTTGCTGCACAGATATTAAGACATAGGTCATTTACATATCAAGAATTTAGTCAGAGATATGCTGATGTCTCTCATATTAGAGAGGACATCCCTTTGCCAGCACTACGTCGTCAAGATACAAAGAACAGACAGAATAGTATTGATGATATAGATCCAATAACACAACAGAATTTTGAGATTGAGATGCGAAAGCATTTTGATCAGAGTATAGATCTGTATAAGAAGATGCTTCATGCTGGTATCGCAAAGGAGTGTGCAAGATTTGTACTACCTCTTGCTACACCAACTAAACTGTATATGTCTGGTAGTGTCCGTTCATGGATTCACTATATAGATTTACGTTCTGCACATGGTACACAGAAGGAGCATATGCTTATAGCAGAAGCTTGTAGGGGTATCTTTACAGAACAATTTCCCATTATATCCGAAGCACTTGGATATGAAACGCAAGTACACACCCAATAGGACTTTCCAACAATGCCTCGTTACGATTTTATTAATAAGAAGACAGGTGAAATTATTGAGCTTACTATGTCTATGACTGCCCTCGATAAATACAAAGAGGATAATCCAGACATGGAAAGGTACTTCGGTAATCAATATACTGAAGCTGTCTATGGTACTCCTAAAATGGATGATGGATTCAAGGAGGTGATGTCAAAAGTACAACAGCATCACCCTCGTGCAAATTTGAGTAGGTACACTTAAACTATGCCAAGAGCTAGAAAGAAACCCAATGGTAATGGAAATGGTAATGCACCTATCCAACCTATGTCTAAAAAGATGATGAAGAGAAAGAAGCCAATTGATAAGTCATACATGACTGATATCAAGCCTCTTACTGATAATCAAAAGATTGCTTTTGATGAGTATAAGGCAGGTAAGAACCTGCTTCTTCATGGTGCAGCAGGTACGGGTAAGACTTTTATTATGCTTTACCTAGCATTGCAAGAAGTATTAGATGAAACTACGCCCTACGAAAAAATTTATATTGTTAGGAGTCTTGTTCCTACTCGTGAAATTGGGTTTCTTCCTGG